ATTAGCTATCAACTATCTACTCAAGAAACAGGAGTTGAGTGGTTAAGAATACCAGAGTATCCACTCATTACAACAGATCCTCGAGCACGAGTTTGGACTACGTGGAACACTAAATTTTATAGACAAACAGCAGCAGAGTTTTTAAGAAGCCCATTGCAGGGAGCAACTTTTGTAATATTTGGAGTAACAGCAGAAGGAGTAGCAAATCCTGTGCCTACTCCAAATGGATCTATGTATGCTCATGAGGTTCAGGCAAATATTCTTCATGGACTAATCGCGGGTGATAGTCCTTCTGAGCCATCATGGTCTCGAGCGGCAGAGCTAGGCATTGGTACACTAGGAATATTGATCCTAGCTTTTGCTGCCGCATCTATTTATGCTTCTGTTCCTATACTTATAGCTACAATCGGTGGTTTAGGTTATGGAGCATGGTATGGTTTTCAACAAGGACTACTGATAGACGTAAGTGGAGTCATTTTAATACTACTTATTTACTGGTCTATTGTTACTTTTAGAAATTTTGTAAAACAATTCTTGCTTAGACGACAAATCAAAGGTCAATTTGGCACTTATCTATCTCCAGATATGGTAGAAATGCTTGTAAAAGATCCATCACTTATGAAATTAGGTGGCGATCGTAAAGAAATGACATTTTTATTTGCAGATATTGTAGGATTTACTCCAATTTCAGAAGCTTACATGAGAAAAGACGATCCAGAAGGACTTGTAGAGCTTATAAATTTATTTTTAGACAGAATGACAAAAGTTATACTGAAAAATGGAGGAACTATTGATAAATATATGGGAGACTGTATCATGGCATTTTGGAACGCACCGTTACCATGTGAAAATCATGCAGAAATGGCACTAAAATCTGCCATAGAAATAGAAATCCTTACTGAACAATTAAATCAAGAATTAAAAGACAAAGGATTAAATCTGCCTCCTGTAGTAATAGGCTCAGGAATTAATACTGGCCCTTGTATAGTTGGAAATATGGGGAGTGAATCTAGATTTGACTACTCTGTAGTTGGCGATGCTGTTAATTTAGGAGCAAGACTTGAAGTACAAACTAGACACTACGACACTCCAATACTTTTATCAGAACACACTTATAGTCAGTTACCCTCTGAAATGAAATGTAAACAGCTTGACACAATAAAAGTTAAAGGAAAAGAAGAGCCTGTGAAGATTTTTGCACCATACTTTGGGGTAAAAATAAGAAAGTTGCAAAAATCATAAGATACGAAAAAATAATTCTTGACATTTCATTCATATTTTGATAAAATACCTATAAATGAATTTAATATTCAAGGCAACTAGACACATAAATAATGGAGAGGGACGAAGATATAGAGACTAGACTATCAACTCATGAAGCAATTTGTGCTGAACGCTGGAAAACTGTATTTAATCAGTTAGAAGGTATAGAGAAGCGCTCTGCTAAACGATTTGATAACGTAGAAGATTCCATAAGTAGATTAGAGATGATTCTCTTTTCAGCTGCAGGAGGCGGAATAATAGGTTTAGCAACTGTTGTCTTCACCTTTGTAACAATGGCGTAACATGGCATATTCAAAAAGAGTAGTAGAAAGATTCGAAAATGTACTAAAAGAACCCGAAAAACATAGCGTTGGTCGTTTTGACCCAAATGATGCAAATGTTGGAACAGGGATGGTTGGAGCTCCCGCTTGTGGAGATGTCATGCGTTTACAGTTGCAAGTAGAAAAGGATATTATACAAGATGTAAAGTTTAAAACTTACGGTTGTGGCTCAGCAATAGCGAGCTCAAGTGAGTTAGTAGACATGCTACGGGGCAAAACACTGGAACAGGCGGAGGCCGTCACAAATAAACAAATAGCTGAGATATTGGACTTACCACCTATCAAGATACATTGCTCCGTTTTAGCACAGGAGTCTATACAACAAGCATTAGCTGATTATAGACGAAAAGATAATTATAGGAGTAGCGATGGTTGATTATGAAACCAAGATGGCAGCGCCCGCAAAGGAGTCTACAGCTCCCAAGAAACCAGGCATAGAAATTTACGAAAGTAGAGGACTATGGAAGTTTCGTTGTAAAGCAGGTAAGTTGCATAAATTTAAAACAAAAGAAGAAGCTGAAAAAGCTTTGGAGGAACATGAGTAAGTGGTTTAAGAAAGTATGGAATATCATAAACGGCTCAGATAAAAACTGGGACGGCACTGTAGATATCCATGATAAAATGATTGCCGCAGAAGAGAAAACAAAAGCCTCTGCAGAGGACAAGATAAATAAGGAGAAATAATATGGGAGCTTTAAGAGTGCTCGGAACAGAAGCTGCTTGCGGAACTAGTGTTGGTGCTGCATCTACATTCGATGGATCTACAGATGTTAGATTGATAAATGTAGGGACTACAGTAAGACTAGTTACAGTTGCAAATGCCGCAGATGCCACATTAGGAACACTTTCTTTAGCAGGCGGAGAAACCGTTGTGATAAAGAAAAAATCTACCGACCAAGTATTCGCTGCAAACGCAGAGGTGAAAGGTACAGCAGTTCTTACCGAAGGATAGTGGTACGAAAAAATTTAAGAAATACTCGCAAAGCTGCCAGAGGTAGATCAGCATATCAGAAGTATTTAAAATCGAGGGGATTATCAAAAAGAAGGACTAAGTATCAAAGGTTTACTAAGTCCAGGACTCAGAGACTGGGTAAAAGGAGCTAGTTATGCCATATCACTATGGAGGGACTAAAAAGAAGAAAAAGAAAAAGAACGGTAAAAAGAAAAGAAAAGGAATGAGAGGCCATCATGGCTGTTAGAAAGCGTAGACGTAAGTCTACTAAATCGAAAAAACTTAGAAACATTCCAACTAATAAAAAGCTATACGCAAGGGTAAAAGCAGCAACTAAAAGAAAGTTTGCAGTTTATCCCAGTGCCTATGCAAACGCATATCTTGTAAGAGAATACAAGAAGCGAGGAGGGAGATATCGTCGTGGCTAAAAAGAAAAAAATGAAAAAACTTACTAAGCGACAACAAGCTACGCTACGTAGACACTCTGCACATCATACTAAAAGACATATGTCTATGATGAGAAGGCTTATGAGAGAAGGCAAAACTTTTGGAGCAGCTCATAGAGCCGCGAAGAGAAAGGTAGGTAAATAATGTCTAGAGGTAGAGGTGGCTTAGGAAAGTGGTTTTCCGAAAATTGGGTTGATATTGGTAGACCAAAGAAAGGTGGTGGATTTCATAAATGTGGAAGAAAGAAAGCCAAGAAAGGTCGAAAAGGATATCCAAAGTGTGTGCCTGCATCAAGAGCTGCACGCATGAGTAAATCACAGATTAAGTCAGCTGTAAGACGAAAAAGATCTAAGAGACAGGGAGTAGGTGGTAAGCCCACTTACGTAAAAACTGTTGCTAGAAAAGGACGACGTAGACGTAGGACTCGTCGTAGAGGGAGATAAATATGGCTTTAACAGCAAAGCAAAAGAAATTACCAATGGCTTTACAAAAAGCTATTCTGGCTAAACAAAAGAAAAACGGCAAAAAGAATGGCACTAAAAAGAAAGGTATGAAAAGAAAGAAGCGTCGTGCCCGTAAGAAAGGTTAAAGGCGGCTATCGTTGGGGTAAATCAGGTAAGATTTACAAAAACAAAAAAGACGCTGAGCGTCAAGGCAGAGCGATATACGCATCAGGTTATGGTAAGAAGAAAAAAGCGAGATCCAAAAAAAGGAACAGGTAAAAAGCCTAAGAACTCTGGAAGGAGACTTTATACTGACGAAAACCCAAAAGATACTGTTAGAATAAAGTTTGCTACTGTAAAAAATGCAAGAGCAACTGTACGAAAAGTAAAAAGAGTTCGTAAATCTTATGCTAGAAAAATTCAAATACTAACTGTAGGAGAACAAAGAGCAAAAGTAATGGGTAAGAAGAGTGTAGCTAAAGTATTCAAATCAGCCAAAGCAGGGTTAAGGAGAGCTAGAAATGCCAAGAAAACGAAGAAAAAGAGATTCAAGACTTAAAAGGGCAGGTGTATCAGGATATAATAAACCTAAAAGAACTCCAGGTCACCCTAAAAAGTCGCACATTGTTGTTGCAAAAGTCGGAAATAAAATAAAAACTATTCGATTTGGGCAACAGGGAGCAAAAACAGCGGGTAAACCGAAGAAAGGGGAGTCTGAAAGAATGAAGCGTAAAAGAGCATCATTCAAAGCAAGACATCGTAGAAATATAAGAAAAGGAAAAATGTCCGCAGCATATTGGGCAAACAGAGTAAAATGGTAGAAGATATAGATTTAAGATATTTGGATGAGAGTTGGCTTGAAAATCTTTCAGAGTCAGCAACAGCAGTATTAGATAAAGTAGACAAAGAGGCTTCTAAGACAGGTCAACTCACCGAAGAAAACTTGCAGATCTCTGCATTGTGTGGAGGATTCCTATATCTATACCATCTTGCTCAATCCCATCAAATCATTCATTCAATAGACAATATAACGAAACATTGACACTAGAAATCAGTCGCAAAGACATAGAGGGAAGGGAACTAACCTCTTATCAATCAGAAGATAGGTTTATCAAACTTCCAATAGAACCATATATGGAACTATTGGGAGTTACTCCTATCGCATCTCAAATAGCAATCATCAATGCAATCAATAATCCTAAGTATCGTTTTGTCTGTGGTGCAGTATCAAGACGACAAGGAAAAACTTACATATCAAATATAATTGGACAGCTTACAGCGCTTGTTCCAAATACGCACATATTAATTATGTCGCCTAACTACTCACTCTCTCAAATATCTTTTGACTTACAAAGGCAACTTATACGACACTTCGATTTAGAAGTAACAAAAGATAATGCAAAAGATAGAGTGATAGAAATATCAAATGGTTCTACAATTCGTATGGGGTCTATTAATCAAGTAGATTCATGTGTAGGTAGATCATATGACTTAATCATTTTTGATGAGGCAGCTTTAGTAGATGGCAGAGATGCTTTTAATGTCGCACTTCGTCCAACACTAGACAAAGATAACTCAAAAGCAATATTTATCTCTACACCTCGTGGTAGAAATAACTGGTTTGCAGATTTCTTTTATCGTGGATTCTCAGACGAGTTTCAAGAGTGGTGCTCGATCCGAGCAACCTATCACGAAAATCCACGCTTTAGTGAGGAAGATATTGTAGAGGCAAGAAGGTCTATGTCAGGAGCAGAGTTCGCTCAAGAATATATGGCTGACTTTAATACTTATGAAGGTCAGATATGGGCTTTTGATCATGAAAACTGTATTGCAGATTTGAGTGAACTTGATACAAGTCAAATGGATGTTATCGCAGGACTTGACGTAGGTTACAAAGATCCTACAGCATTATGTGTCATAGCATACGATTGGGACTCAGGCAACTTCTATGTACTAGATGAATATTTAGATGCAGAACGAACGACTGAGCAACATGCTATGCAAATAAAAGCACTACAAGAAAAGTATAGTATTGATTGGATTTACATAGACTCAGCAGCTCAACAGACTAGATTTGACTTTGCACAAAACTATGATGTAACTACTATTAATGCTAAGAAGTCTGTGCTTGATGGTATTGGAGAAGTTGCAAGTATAGTAGATAATAATAAACTTATAGTTGATCAAAGATGCTTTCACACTCTTGAATGTTTAGACCAATATCAGTGGGATCCAAATCCTAATCTTATGAAAGAAAAGCCACGACATGATAGATTCTCTCATATGTCAGATGCTCTCAGATATGCGCTGTATACTTTTGAGACATCAGCAACAACTTTTTAAATTAACCACACCTACGAAAAAATGTTTCTTGACTTTTTCGTGGTATTTTAGTATAATACAAGATAAGAGAAAAATAAATGAATCTTAAGCGAGACTTAGTCAAATACGTTAGAGACAAAGCAAAGTCAAAATACGACAAGGGAACGGAATGTCTCATTTGCGGAAGTAAGGAAAATCTGGACTTTCATCACTTCTACGGAATGACGGAACTGTTAGAGAAGTGGCTAAGAGAGAATAAATTAAATATTGATAGCGCTGAAGAAATAATGGAAGTTAGAGATACGTTTATACAGGAGCATATTTCAGAACTATACGAAGAGGCTGTAACTCTTTGTCATGATCACCATTTAAGATTACATTCCATTTATGGAAAACGACCCAAACTATTCACAGCCCAAAAACAAAAGCGTTGGGTATTAAAACAAAGAGAAAAATATGGCATGGTATGACAGAATACTAGGTAGACAAACAAATATCTACAGCGATGACGAAAAACATAATCCTGCTCAATACCTAATCGGTAGAGAGGAGGGTTTAACTATAGAGTCTAGAGAAGTCGTTACTAGATATCGTGATGCTTATGAAAAACTAGAAGTTGTAAATCGTGCAGTAAACATTGTAGTAGATGATGTCGCAGAGATACCAAGCGATGTTGGACCAAAAATACCTGGTCTAAATCCTGTATTTAAAAATATTAGAAAAGTTACTGTTAATAACTTACTTAATGTACAACCAAACCCATTTCAAGATGTAAATACTTTTAAAAGAAATCTGATAATTGATTTACTGATTGATGGTAATATATTTATTTACTTTGATGGACAAGGCATGTATCATTTGCCTGCTGAAAATGTAAATATAGAAACAGATGAAAAAACGTACATAAGCAAGTATACGTATGACGGAATGATAGATTATACTCCAACTGAGATAATCCATATTAAAGAGAACTCATTTAATTCAATATATAGAGGAGTTCCAAGATTAAAGCCTGCATTTAGAACTATGCAACTTTTATCTAGTATGAGAAACTTTCAAGATAACTTTTTTAAGAATGGAGCAGTGCCAGGACTAGTACTTAAAAGTCCTAATACACTAAGCGAAAAAATAAAAGAACGTATGCTAGCTGCTTGGAGAGCCCGTTACAACCCGAGCACAGGAGGGAGACGACCATTGATACTAGATGGTGGTTTAGAAATAGATAACTTGACGGAGGTAAACTTCAAAGACCTAGACTTCCAAGCAGCTATTGAGGCAAATGAAAAGATTATACTACAAGCAATAGGTGTACCACCATTGCTATTGGATAGTGGGAACAATGCAAATATTAGACCTAATCATAGGTTGTACTACTTAGAAACAGTACTACCTATTGTAAGAAAGATTAACTTTGCATTTGAACGCTTCTTTGGTTTTGACCTTTCAGAAGATGTGAGCAATATACCTGCTCTTCAGCCCGAACTGAAAGACCAGGCGGCATATTACAGTACTTTAGTTAATACTGGTATTATGACACCTAACGAAGTCAGAGATGCAATGAGAATGAAGCCGTTAGAAGGGCATGACGACTTAAGAGTGCCTGCTAATATAGCAGGCTCAGCAGCGAATCCATCAGTAGGTGGAAGACCTGAACAAGAGGAAGATAATGGCGAATAAAAAACAATTATTAAAACAACTAGCTGATTATTTTGCTGAAAAAGGTAAGTTTTTATCGGCTGCAGAGTACAAAGCTGCAGAAGATGCTCCAATGAGATTTGTAATCGCTAAAAGGCCTTTTGGATCTTGGTCGCGAGTAGCTTCAATGATAAAAACTAATTATCCTGAGGAATGGGCTAAGATGAATACTCCTGTAGTGGAGGAAGCACCAAAGCCTGCACCTAAAAAAGCTACTAAGGCTGCTACAAAGCCTAAGGCAACAAAGGGGAAATAATTATGCAAAAGATTTTTAATTTAACATCAACTTTCAAATCCGTTGAACCCAACGAAGATGGAAGTGTTAATATCAAAGGATATGCCAGCACTAACGACACAGATCGTGCAGGAGATGTTATTATGAAAGAGTCGTGGGAGAAAGGAGGATTAGATAATTTTACAAATAATCCGATCATTCTTTTTAATCATGACTACAATAAACCTATCGGCAGAGCCACCTCATTAGAGACTGACGAAAAGGGACTAAAGATTACAGCAAACCTGTCAAAAAGTGCTGGTGATGTAACCAATTTAGTGAAAGAGGGTATTCTAAGAGCATTCAGTGTCGGCTTCCGTGTCAAAGACGCAGATTATATGGAAGAAGGCGATGGATACTTGATTAAAGATGCGGAGTTGTTTGAAGTAAGCGTGGTATCCGTACCCGCTAATCAATCAGCCACCTTCTCTGTGGCGAAGTCTTTTGATACTCAAGAGGAATACTCTGAGTGGAAAAAGCAATTTGTCAAACCAACCGAGGCTAAAAAGCCTCAAGATACAGACAAAATGTCTGTCTTCAAGGAAAATAAAATGTCAGAAAATAAAGACTTTAATCTTGAAGAGTTTGCAAAAACAGTTGCTAAAGAAACTACGGCAGCCATCGCGATGCAACAAGCCGAAGCAAAAGCTTCCGCTGAAGCTGAAGAAAAAGCAGTTGCAGAGAAGGCAGCCGAAGAGAAAGCAATAGAAGATGCAAAACTCGAAGAAAAGAAAGCTGAAGTAACAGCTATTATCGAAGCTGGAACATCTGGAGCAGAAACACTAGTTTCTGATTTAGAGAAGCGTATCGATAGTCAATATTCTAACGTTGAAGAAGTAGTAGAAAGCCTGAAAGCTGAGCTACAAGAAAAATCTGAAGAAATCGCACAAATCAGAGAGTCTAAAAGAATCTTTGGTGAAAGACAAAAAGGCGGCGGTTTAGAAGCCTATGCCTCAGATTTGGAAGATGTATGGCTACTAGGTAAAGCTACTGGTAAAGGACTAAATACTAAATTTGGACAGGAGACTATGGAAAAAGTCAATGGTCATTCAGGTATTGATGTATCCTCTGCAGATTTTGAGCAAACTGTTTCAACTAACATTGAAAGAGATATTCAAAACGAACTAGTATTAGCTCCTCTATTTAGAGAAATAGCTATGACTTCTGCAACTCAGATATTACCAATCCTACCAGATGCTGGTTATGCTGAATTTACAAGCAACCAAACAGCATCAGGATCAGCGCCTCATGGTAACTTAGACCCAAGAGGAGATGCTTATGATCCTTCAAATGGTGCGGGTATCGTAATGACTGAAAGAACCCTTACAACCAAAAAACTGATCTCTCAATCATTCTTAGGAAACGAGACAGAAGAAGATGCGATTCTACCAATTCTTCCTCTAATTCGTGAATCAATGATTAGATCACACGCTAGAGGCGTGGAAAATGCTTTACTTGCTGGTGATGACGCTGATGGCGTATACGGCACAAGTGGAGCAACGTTCGAAGGACTCTTGCACTTGTCAAGAAATGATTCGGACTTTACACAATCTTCAACAGCATTTGCTTCTGACTCTCTAACAGCACTACAACTTTTAGCTGCTAGAAAGAATATGGGCAAATACGGCTTAAAGCCAGAAGAAGTAATTTATGTAGTATCACAAACAGGATACTATCAACTTCTAGAAGATGCTGAGTTCCAAGATGTAAACTTAGTGGGCGATATGGCTACTAAGCTTTCTGGAGAAATCGGAACGGTATTTGGATCTAGAGTAATCGTTTGTGACGAGTTCGCAACGCCTGCTGTATCTAAATTCCACGCGATTGCAGTATATCCTAGAAACTATGTGGTGCCAAGACTTCGTGGTGTGACTGTTGAGTCAGACTATCAAGTGGCAGAACAAAGAAGAGTACTAGTGGCTTCACAAAGACTTGGTTTCATCGATCTAATTGATGGTGCTACTTCTAAGTGGGGACTAATGTATAAAGCTTCTTAATAATACATACCGCGCTACGCGGATATGAAGAAATATGCTGGGTGACTTGGAGGAGTAAAGGCTCCTCCAAGTTTCACCTTTTAAGGACACAAAATGGCAAATCTAATTACTACTAAACAGTACAAAGACTACAAACAGATGGATCACAATAAGGACGATGCTAAAATCGATACCTTAGTTGCCTCTATAAGTCAAATGGTTAAAACATATTGTGGACACTCTATAATTGATTTCTATTCAGCTACTAAACTGGAAACTTTCGATATAGAGGATCAACTCACTTCGGAGATTTTTCTCACAGAATCTCCACTCGTAAGTGTTTCTTCGGTAAAGGAAAGACTCTCTATAGCTAGCAGCTTTACCACTCTAACTGAGAATGTCGATTATTATATAGATATAGAACATGATCGCATCAGAAGAATAGATGGAGATAGAGGGGTCGATTATTGGCCGCAAGGGTTTGGATCAGTACAAGTGGTGTACAATGCAGGATATGCTGCTGTGCCCGCTGATTTGAAGTTAGCAGTTTATGACTTAATTACTTATTACCTAAAAGAAGAATACAAAACACAACGTTCAATTGCTGGAACCACCCTAAGAAATGAAGGCAGTACTTCAATTAGAAATGATATAGGGTTTCCAGATCATATTAAAAGGGTACTAGATCTTTATAAAATTATAGATGTAGTATAATGGCTAGAGAAAGCTTACAAACAGAAATACAAAAGTTAATTGGTACTACGAAGAAAAAACAAAGTGCTGCTCGTAAAAAACTAGCAAGACTTTACTGTAATGAAGTAGTTTTACATACAACAGATCTTACTGACGCTATATTTGAACATTATAAAAAACAGTCAGGATTTCCTAATCTTACAAGCAACTCTCCTCTATTTCCAATTTTTAAACAAGGTGCAAAAGTATTTGTACGAACAGCTAGAGAGACTTTAAGAGGTAGACGTAAAGTACAAGCATGGAAAAATGTTCATGTATCAACTTTCAAAGGAGGTTTAGTTATTTACTTAACTGGTCATAAACTAACTTTTGAAAGTAGCGCGTGGAGAAACATACTTACAAAGGATGTAGATGGTGCTCGAGATACAATGGAAAGATTTGTTAATAAAAAACTTCGAAAAGCATTTGGAAAAAATGGATTTCCAGAATTAAACGCAAAAGGATTCGCTACAGGACATCATGGCGGTACACTTGGATCTGACCCTAAAACAACATATGCTACAGGAGCTATAACAAATGAGGCACAAATTAGAACTAGTAAAGTTGATAAAGACTTAGCGACAGTAGAATTAGATGCGTTTGACCCAAGTATAGTAGCCAGTTATTCTGATATTTTTTGGTGGAATATGATGGATGTTATAAATGAGAATTACTCTCTTCTTTGGGGTGTAACACAAAACACACAAAGACCTAATAGAGCAGTAACAGTACCTGCAGAGTTAGATGATGAGTACATGTATAGAATAGTCTACGGTAAAACTTCTGCTAATATAATGAATCCATACGATAGAAGTGGTCAAGCTAAGCTCAGAGTAGGGCTAGAAATGAAAAAGCTAATCACTCAGGCTAGACAAGAAACAGAAAGACAAGTTAAAGCATATATTAAAGCAAATATAGGTATGTACCCTGATTTAAAGGGATCACCCTCTCCTAGAAATAGAACACGTAAATTAGCAGCCGAAACCATTGTAAATGCATTAGGCAATGAAGTATCAAAAAGTAAAGGAGCAAAAAAAGTTACAACTACTTCTGAAAAAGCAAAAGGTGGAACACGGAAACGAACAATAAAAGGAAGAACGGGTAAAAAGAAAGTAGAAAGAAAAGCTACAAAAGGTAGTAGAAACGCAAAATTAAAAGGTGGAGCAGTTGCAAGAGCAGGATCGGCAGCGGCAACTAGAAGTCAACAACGACAAGTAACTAGTCCTGTAGGATTAACTGCATTATTAAATAAAACTTTAGGGGCTCAAGTAAAGAAAAACATGGGGCCTTACCCTCGTAGACTAGAAAATAGAACAGGTAGATTTGCGTCAAGTGCAGAAGTAACAAATGTTGCTATACTACCTAAATCTGTTGAAATTCAATATAGCTACCAAAAAGATCCTTATCAAGTATTTGAACCTGAATTTGGTAATGAATTAGCATCATTTGGAAGAGACCCAAAAAGAATTATAGGTTCAACAATTAGAGAAATAGCTCAATCGATAATGGGCAGTAAGTTTGGATTAGTTAGAACTAAGAGAGTATAATGGCAAGAAGTATATCAACAAGAAGATCACAAATATTAGATGCTTTAGTTGTAAAACTAAAAGATATAAATGGGACAGGCGATTTTCGTACTAATATCTCAAATCAAGTATTTCCTCAGATGAAATTTTGGGATGAAATACAAACTTATCCTGCTATACATATGTCCGCAGGTACTGAAACAAGAGAGTACTTTGGTGGTGGACAGAGGTGGAGATTTTTAACAATTACAATTCGATGTTATGTAAACCAAGAGGATCCAACGGAAGCTCTTTGCTTACTACTCGAAGATGTAGAGTTTGTAATAGATAACAATAATCAAATATCTTATACAGACTCATATGGAACAGCTAGTGTCGCGCAAATCACAGTCATATCTATAGATACTGACGAAGGAGTGCTTGCACCTCTCGGCATTGGCGAAATGATAATAGAGGTGCGTTATTAGAAAACCGAGTACTTTAGCAAAAGCAAACGTATTCGCTTTTCAAGCCACATAGGAGACTATAATGGCAAGTAAATTGTATTTTTCTCGAGATACGAAAGTCATAGCACATATGCCGCAGTCATCTGCAGCTACAAAAAGTATGTTCTATGATATTCCTGTATTAGATGGGTTTTCGTTTTCTCAAGCAACAAATACTAGTGAAATTACTTTGAATGAAGCGCAAAGTACATCAGGAGCAAGTAGAAGAGGTCGTGCAATGTTTAACGACTCTTATGCACCAGTTGAGTGGAGTTTCTCTACTTATATGATGCCTTACACTTCTGCAGGAGGTACTAAAGGTACTTCAGGAAAAGGAAGTGCTACTGATGGAGCACATTGTGAAGTAACAGAAGCATTATGGGCTATGTTTTTTGGACAAACTGTAAATGCAGGCATAACGTCTGATACAACTAATCTAGACATAGTTCAAACAGGAGCAAATAAAGCAACTGTTGGTGTTTTTGACTTATTCTTTGTAATGGGAGCATCTCAAGCAGCTACTGATTATAACTTTACAACAGGAGCTGCTACCGCAAATCAGATGATTTATAAAATCACTGACTGTTCGGTTGGAGAAGCATCATTTGATTTTGATTTAGATGGAATTGCTACTGTAAACTGGTCTGGAAACGGAAAGTTAATTACAGAAGAAGCAACCCTTAATTTATCATCATCAGATGCATTTATTAATGAAGGTGTAACAAATACTTCAGGATTTATTCGTAATAGAATATCTGATTTAACAATTACAGGAGATCCTTCTGGAAGTTCAGTAACTTATACAAGTACTCTTACAGGTGGAAACATCTCATGGGGTAATAATCTAACTTATCTAACACCAGAAACTCTAGGAGTAGTAAATCAACCTTTAGGTCATGTTACAGGCACTAAGAGTATTAATGGTAACTTTACTTGTTACCTTGACAATGCTAGTAGTACTTCAAGTGCAGAGTTCTACGAAGATATCGTAGAAGCAACTTCTGATATTCAAAATTCATTTAGTTTGACTTTTGATATTGGTGGAAGCGGTACTCCACATTGTATTATTACAATGCCTACTGCACACTTAGAGATACCTACTCATTCAATTGATGAGGTAATTTCATTGGAAACTAATTTCCATGCGTTACCAAGCGACTTTGACTCAACAGATGAAATCTCAGTATTTCAATTTGTAGGTAAAGACGTTAACGCGTAAACTAGTGTATCTGGGCGGTTACCCGCCGCCCTGATACTTTTATTAACCCTTATAATAGGAACCAGCATGAACGAACAAACAAAAAAACCACCTGTATCATTATCAACATTAATGACAGCAAGTAAAACGGTATCTATTGATTTTCCTGGAATGGACGGATTTGTTGTTGATCTTTGTTATCTTGCAAGAGAAGAGCTACTAAAACTGAGAGGTAAGTGCTTAAAACAAAAATTTAATAAGAAAACTCGTGCCTTCGAAGAGACTCTTGATGAAGATACTTTCTTAGTTGAGTATGTCGCGGCAGTAATCAAAGGTTGGAAAGGATTAAAATATGACTACCTTAGACAGCTTATTTTAATTGATACTGACTCTATAGATTTAGAAGATGAACTACCATTTACTTCCGAAAATGCAGAGATAATGATGAAAAATTCAAGTGATTTTGATACTTGGGTTACTGAGACAGTAGGTGATCTCGAAAATTTTACCAAGAGCAAGTAGCTGAAATTGATCGGCTACTTGAACAATATTATAATATAAACTCTCAGTTTAGAAGTTATGATGAATATGTATTAGTAATGGAACGCTTAGGTAGAGAACCTGATCCTTCTAAAGCACCATTGCAAATATATCATTTTCCATTTGAAGTGCAACAAGCGATATTTATTCATAACTTACTACCAGATAGATGGGACGGTATGAATGGTACGCACTTAGGAAAGGATTGGAGCTCTTTGGAATTACTATTTAAAATACACGAAGTCGCTCATCCAAAAGACTTAATAATCTATCTAAAATTTGTAGAGTACTATAATACGAAAAAAATAAATGCACAAGCAGATAAAGAAAGGAAAGCACGAGAGCGTAAGATTCAAGCTCCAAGCACAGCAATAAAAAGGTAATGGCAAAAAATGAAACTAAAGTAGGTGTTAAGGTTACCGATGATGGTAGTCTAAAAGAAACTGGGCGAAAAGCTAAACAGGCAGGAAAAAACCTAAAAGGAATGACTGATCAGACACATAGTGCTGATCGTGCAATGAAAGGTATTTCTAATCAGTCATCTAACACTACTAAAAACTTTTCAAAAATGTCTCAGGGATTAACCGGAGGGTTAGTTCCTGCCTATGCTACATTAGCAGCAAACGTATTTGCGTTAAGTGCTGCTTTCCGTTTTCTACAACAAGCTGCAGATTTTAAAATCTTAATTGAAGGTCAAAAGCAGTATGCAGCTGTAACAGGAGTTGCTTATCAAACTTTAACAAAAACAATACAAGATGCAACTGATGGGCAAATTCGATATCAAGATGCTGCACAAGCTGCTGCTATCGGAACAGCGGCAGGCTTACAAGCAGATCAGTTATTTAGGTTAGGTGAGGCTGCAAAACTCGCTTCTATTGCTTTAGGAAGAGATGTTACAGATTCTTTCAATAGATTGATAAGAGGTACAACAAAAGCAGAACCAGAACTCTTAGATGAATTAGGTATAATACTTAGACTAGATACTGCTCTTGAAAAATATGCAACTCAAATAAATAAAAGCAAAAACGAACTAAGTCAGTTTGAAAAATCACAAGCGATTACAAATGATGTACTTGAGCAAGCTGAGTCAAAGTTTGGTATAATTGCAGAACTAATGGATCCTGAAGTCAACAAGATAAACCAAATGGCAAAATCTTTTGATGACTTACAGAACTCATTCAAACTATTTATAGCAGGCCCTGCAAGTGCCTTAGCTACATTCTTTAGTGAGAACCTTCTTGCAGCTGCAGGAGCTCTTGCACTTATAGCTACTCCAATCATATCAACTATTATTCCTAGTTTTGAAGAATTTGAACAAAAGTCTGTACGAGCAATATCTCGACATAACATGAAACTAGATGAAGCTCGAGCTAAAGCTGCTGCTTTTGCGGAAGTAACAACTCGAGGGCAGGCTCAAGCAGCCAAAGGTTATGCAAAAAGTTTACAACAAGCTCAAGCACTTTCTATGGGTGTTGCACCCGGAAGAGCAGGATCAGGTCTTGCAGCGCTACAAGGTGGTGGAAAATTAACAGGAAGACAACTTGGTAACTTAAGATCACAATTAACAAGAGAAGTTGGAATCTTTAAAAATATGGACGCACAAATTCGTAATAACTGGAAAGCTACTTTAGACGCAATGGCAGCAGAACATAAAGTAATGGTGTCAAAAGTTGCTGCAGGAACAAAGAAACTACAGTTTAATTGGCAAGCTACAAGTGCAAAAATTCAAGTTACTTGGGAAAAAGCTATGCTTGGGATTAAAAGAGCACAAACTGCAGTTGTAAGTGCGGCTAATAAAGCCCTCGGAGCTATTGGTTGGATTAGTGTTGGATTTTTATTAATTGATATTTTAAAACAAGCAGGAAGCTTTTTTGGATTATATGGCGATTCTGCAGATACTGCAAGGCATGAGGTTCAAAGACTAGCAGATGTGCAATCAAATTTAAATGATGAAATTGAAAGAATGTTAAAAGCAAGAAAACTTATGTTAGAAGATGAGAACCCTGCAATAGGAATGATTGCAAAAACTGGAGGACAAATGGTTGCAAGTGCAGGCATGGAAAACTTAGCTACTTTTAATACAACTATTACCGAACAAGAAGCTAAAATGGCTAAAATGATTAAGGATGGTACAGCTTTTAAGATTACAGGTGACACTATATCAAAGACTGGAGCGTTTAAAGCAGAAGAAAGCATATTGAATGCAGCGTTAAAAGGAAGAAGCGACCTTGCAGACAGAATGGACGCTATATCTGAAAGTGATGGCATGGGAAGACTTAGAGGTATAGGGGATAGAATTAGAGCAGGCATACCTGTCAGTAAAATACAGGATGACTTTATAGCAACCCTAATCACAGGGACAAATGCAACTAAGCAACTTGATGCAAGTCAAGAAAAATTTAACAAAACCCTAAACGATGGAACGATAGGAAGAGCAAGTGCAGCACAACAGTTAAATATGCAACTTAAGGAGAGAATTAAGCTACTACAAGAAGAACGAGCCTCTCAAGCAGCTCAAGGAACGTCTTCTACACAGTTTACAGGAGCAGAAGAATTAGCTAAACTTGTAAGACTTCAGAAAGCCCAACAAGCGTTTATAGATGGTCAAGAAAAACTACTTGCTAGAGAAAATGAATTAAAAAGTCAAGCACAAGCCTTTGGAAGTAGTATTATTGGTGGTACTATGGCAGGTAAAAGAATGTCTGCAAAATTTAAAATTGAACAAGCAGAAGTTAGTATTGGAAAGAAAAAATTAGAATTAAATAAATTGATAGATCAGCAAAGCACCTCCATGAGTCAAGCAGAACAAGAGCAATTTAATATTAAAAAGCTAGCTTTAGAAACCGAAATAGCACTTATGACGCAATCGAATGAAGAAGCAAAAAAAGCTATTGATCCTTTACAGCAGATAGGAGCAGCAGCGGCTGTAAATATTGAACAGGGACTATCTAATGCAATCGTAGGAGTAATTGATGGAACAAAATCAATGAAAGAGGGTTTCTTAGATATGGCAAAAGCAGTGCTTCAAGCAATCGCACAAATTATTGCAAAACTTATAGCAATGAAAGCAATTGAATCTGCTGCTATGGCTTTTGGATTTCCAATACCATTTGCAAGAGGTGGGATAATTCCAATGGCAGGAGGAGGAATTAGACCAAAAGGCTATCGTGGAGGAGGAATTGCAACTGAGCCCACTTATTTAGTAGGTGAAGGAAAACATAATGAAGCAATCGTACCTCTGCCTGACGGTAGAAGCATACCTGTTGAGATGAGAGGCGGAGTAGGTGGAAGCACCATTGTAAATGTAAATATTTCTGGAGATGGACAAACAACTTCAAATATGACATCAAATGGTGGACAACGAGCTCAAGATCTTGGAAAAGCAGTTTCTGCTGCAGTTCAAGAAGAGATGTTAAAACAACAAAGACCAGGCGGATTACTTAGTCCGATCGGAGGACCCTCATAATGGCGATAGGATTTACAGATTTAACAAGCACAGTTAGACGCCCTGATAAAGGATTTAGCTATCAATCAACACCAAGACGTTTTGTGGCACAGTTTGGTGATGGTTACCAACAAAGAATTACAGATGGAATAAATTCTTTAGAGCAATCTTTTAGCGTATCATTTAACAATCGAACAAAGGAAGAGATAGATGATATTACTGCATTTTTTGTAAGTAAAGGTGGAGTAACTAAATTTGATTTTACAATCCCAGACTCAAATAATAGCGGAGAAACGACTATACAAGTTATTTGTGAAAATTGGAGTCAAGTGTATACGTATGGTGATTTTTATGGGTGTACTGCAAGATTTAGAAGAGTTTATGAATCATGACAGATGTAATCAAAGATGTACAAAAACAAGATCCAGGGTCAGCGTTTATAGAACTCTTTGAGATTGACTTACCTGGAACAAACGCATTTTTTCATGCAGGGTTAGAAGCTGACTTATCTACAATACAGTTTAGAGATAGACTCAGCCCGTCTACAATTAGATCATATACTGCTCTGCCAATAGCAGTAGACGGAATAGATACACAGTCTGCAGGAGCAAATAATAGACCTACACTTAGAGTTGCAAATGTGCTTTCTACATTTGGTGATGCAATAGGTATATCGAATGAAGATTTATTAGGAAAAAAATTATTTAGAAGAACTACTTTGTATAAATATTGTGTAGGACAATCTGGAGACGCTAATCCTCCGATCGAGTTTCCTCAGCAAACATATATTATTGATAGAATCGCAGAGAAAACACCAGTTCTTATAGAATTTGAACTAGCTTCTCCATATGATTTGGCAGGAGTAACACTTCCAAGGCGAAAAGTTGTAGCCAATGGTTGTGCATGGAAATATCAAGGAGCAAGCTCAGAGATATCAATAGCAAACCAACATGGCGGCTGCACCTGGAATACATATGGCAGAATTGCAGATACAGATGGAACAATACGAACAATATACTGCAACAAACGAGATGAGGATGTAGTAACTTCAAGTTCAACATTTAACACAGATGTATCAAGTATTACACTTGGATTTTATTATAAAGTTGCAAAAACAGGACTCACACAGATAAATACAGACGGATCTTTTACAACAGGACAAAGTGATTTTGATTATTGGCAAGCAACAGTAACTACGAGTAGTCCGGGTACTCCTTCTGATAATAATGCTAACTTTAAACGTATACGAGTATATTCAAGTTACTCTGCAGGAACTACTTTCAAAGCATATACTGATCCAACGTACAATGAATATGTTACACATGATAGAGGCTCGTCTGATGATCATGCAAGACTTTGGCAAGTAAAAACTACAACTCAAGTTGCAAGCAACCATAAAGCAACTCCAGATTTTAATGAGTATTGGCAACTTGGAGATCAATGCTCAAAAACACTCTCAGGGTGTGCAAAAAGATTTAAAGCAAGTTTTGCTACAATAGATGGTAGTGTACGCAAGACTATAACAGAGAATGACATAGAACTACCATTTGGAGGGTTCCCAGGAACTAAAACACGTTCATGATAATAGAACCACATTTTGAAGAAATAGTAGAACATTTTAATGCTGAGTATCCTCGAGAGGGATGCGGCGTAATAGGTATAAGAAAAGGTAAATCAGTATGGTTTCCTTGTAAAAATGTAGCAGAGGATTTAGATGATTTTATAATCGACTCGCAAGACTACATTCGAGCAAGTCATAAAGCTGATATAGTAGCAGTCGTACATAGTCATCCTGATGCGAGTGCAAAACCGAGTGAGTTAGATATTAAACAATGTAACGGTTTGAATCTTGATTACTATATAATTAGCATACCTGAAATACAAATAGAACATTTAAAGCCAGAACGAGTAGACCGTCCTTTGATTGGAAGAGATTATGAATTTGGTGTCAATGATTGTTTTTCACTGGTACAATCATACTATGAAAAATTTGATATTGAAATGCCAAGACTTGCGTTTGAAGAGGACTGGTGGGATAGGGGACTTGATTACTTTGGAGATTTATGGGAGCAGTATGAAGGTTGGAGTGAAGTGACAGATGGAAGTTTGCAAAAACATGATTTAATGTATTTTAATATTATGGCAAATGTACCAAATCATTGTGGTGTATATGTAGGAGATGATTTAATTCTTCATCATATGGTGGGAAGAATATCTAGTAGAGAATTATTATATCCCTTTTGGGGAAAGCATAAAACAAAAATTTTAAGGAACGAAAAGTGCAAACAGTATATTTAAAAGGAGAACTTGGAGAACGCTTTGGAGAAAAGTGGACTATGAATGTGTCTAAAGTACAAGATATATTTAAACTTGTTAGTTGTCAAAGAAATGGCTTTGATGCCTATATGCAACATTGTATAGAAAATGATATTGACTTTGCTGTTCAAAGAGGTGAAGACTATATTGATGAGTCAGAGCTTATGCTTTCTTTAGGAAAAGATGATATTACAATTACTCCAATACCTGTAGGGTCAAAAAGTAAAGTAGCAAAACTTATAACTGCAGCACTTATGATTTATGCGGGCTATCAAATGGGAGTGCCACCAGAGGCTACGATGTCTACAGGTACTCATAGTTCTGGTGTTAACGCGGTATTTGCTACGCAGGCACAGGTGGGACTTCAAACAAAAATCGCAAGCTGGACACTAATGGCTCTTGGAACTTCTATGGGACTTCAAACAATAGCACAGATGCTCATGCCAAGTCCAGAAAATGATAATGAAGAGGACTCTTATTTATTTAGCGGACCTCAAAATACAACAATACAAGGAGGTGCAGTTCCTGTACTATATGGAGAAATGATAGTAGGAGGTGCAAATATTAATACAAGTTATATAGCCCATCAAGGGGGCACTAACTATGGACCAGGAATAAATATACGTCTTCCTCTCGGCGGATCTGAAGGCGCTGCAGACGTTGATATGCAAGTACCAGACTAATGAAAAACGTATCAGAAGCAATATTAGAAAGTATTAATAAACTTGCGCAACAGGCAAGCAGTCGGTCTATGAGTGGTGAGACCAAACAGACTGCTGTAATATATGATGCACTCTCAGAAGGTGAAGTAGAAGGCTTAGTAAATGGAGCAGCAAGTATTTACATAGATGGAACAAGACTAATTGATTTAGATGTTTATAAAACTTGTAATGAAATAAAAACAAGTGCTTCAGTAAGTGCAGGAAGTAAAACAGTAACAGTTGGAAGCGGCGCATTAGACTTTGCAGATGTTGAAGGAGGCACTCGAAAAATACTAATAAGAGGGGCAGGAGCACAAGGAAATAATATATTTAGTGCAACTGCAGGAACTACAACTCTTACATCTTCTAGTAGCTTTTTTACGTCAAGTATGCCTTCAGCAGCTCCGATGTCAGAATCTGCAGGAAGAATAGAGATTTCAGGAGCAGGAGAGGATGGACGACCTTATGTAGGTTATATTACAAAATTTACAAGTGCTACTTCAGTTGAAGTTCATCCTGCAATAAGCACTACAGTAAGTGGTGTAAGTGGAGGACTAGATCTTGTAAGTGTAATCGCTGCCTATGATACCTCAAATAATCAAGTTACAACTACTACTGCAGCTACCACTACAGTTTCAGGTGTTGCTGCGACTTTAACTCCTCCTGTTCAGAATGTTACAAGCTACGGAACTACCACTCCTAAAACTAACTTTGAAGGCATACAGTATTCTTTCAGATCAGGAACAAAACATCAAAATGCAATGCAACTATATGGAGGAAATCCTACTGCTAGTTTTGTACACAGCCCAGCAAGTGGAAGGCTTGATCAAAACGTTACTTTTGATAGTGTAAATGGTGTAAGTGACACAGTAATTACATCAACTCAAATAGGTGTTCCAAACCCAGCAGAAACAGATCAAATAAAATATACTTTAGAAATGCCACAGCTTTTTGCCATTAGTACAAAGTCTGGTAAGGAGTATAACTCTTGGGTAGAGTTTACTTGTGATTTTGAATACTCTAGAGATTCGGGTTCCTCTTTTGAAAGTGTTAGGCTTACTGGTCCAAGCGATAATGCAATTTTAAATAGATCAGGTGGCTACGAATTTTTTAATGATCAAACTACTGTATCATTACATGATGGATTTATAGTTAATAAAACAAAGAAAAAATTTCTAGAAGAATATACACATAATATAGAACAGTATAAGCCTTTTGATACTTGGAGACTACGATTTAAAAGAGTAAATGAACCGAACAAAGCTCAAGGTCATCATGATAATATGAATGAGGCTTTTATTAAGTTTGTTGAGGCACAGATAACAGATAAACTTAGATATCCACATACAGCGTATGCAGGAGTTATGTTTAGTGCAAAAGATTTTAGTGGTCAACCAAAAAGAGGATACCATATACGAGGTAAAAAGATACAAGTACCAACTAATTACTTTTGTCGTGAAGAGCTTGACTCAAATGAATCTTCATATAAACGTCATATTACAAATGGAACTTCAGAAAGTAACTATCAAGATTGGGACGGTAATTTTAGAGGAGACGCCTCAACTTTTGCAGTAGGTCATGTAAACCA